CTGGACCCTAATGCCGATCCTATGTTTCCTGTTTTCAGTCGGTTTGCCCATTCTTCGCCGTGTCGGATGCTTGCTGAAAAAGACGCCTCCGTTACCATCAGCCTGTGTCGCACGCGCTGGTGGCCTTCGGGGTACGCCATCGGGGGAAACCGGGGCTGCCGGGCGTGCGGCGCGCGCGACACCGGATTGGAGGGCGGAAGGCATGGATGGCGCTTAGGCGGCGCTGGTATTTTTAGCTGGCTTCTCACGGTTCCATCGAGCAGAGCCGCAATTAGGGCATTGCGCAGGAACTTCGGTTGACCGTGGTAGCCAGGCATGGCCGCACCGTTTGCACTTCACTTGGGTTATAGTTATCGGCTTGGTGGTTGTCATGTCGCTGATAATACTAATGCACAAGTGAACTTTGTGCAAGAGAAAAGTGCACCAGTGCACCTAACCCAATGGAAGAAAAGCGAATAAAGTTCGGGATCGCGATGCTGCCCAGCCTCAAGAAGGCGCTCAAGGCCAGGGCGGTGGATGCGGGACGGCCGATGTGGCAACTGACGCAGGAGGCGCTGGAGAACTACCTTGCTGTGGAATCCCCCGCCACCCCAAATCAGGGGGTCTCGACTCCCCAGAACTTGCTGCTTGTCAAAATCGAAGAATGGATTAAACTTGCAACACGCTCAATCGATGAGATCAGGGCATCGGTTGGGCAGCTCCAAACAGAGGCTCGCCACGATGAAGAAACCCAAGGTGCTCACGATGCACCCGACAAGGTTCATCTCTCAAGCACGGTTAAGAAGGCTGTTGCACACGCACGACGCCCTGCTGGCGTTGGCAGAGACGTTGGAAAAGATGACCCAGACCTACGAGGACTTCCACGCCGACGTAGAGGCGGCTCTAAAACTGGGTCTGCCGGTTGAACCAGGGCCGATCTGGGACGAGATCCGGCGCCGGCGGATACTGCGGGCGGGGATTAGCAAGGCCGGGTGATTACAGAAACTTGACATCTAAAATAATTTGGCTCAGAATGTTTCACGACGTACATGCTCGGTGTGGCCGCCGCGGATTTTTTGATTGCGGGCTCCAAAGACCCGAGATGAGCTACAAGTGTCATTTATTGACTCCCCAGAAGTTTTGGCGAAACTAGCGACTCCCATTCAGAGCCTTCGGCTAATCTCTTTTTTACCAGATGGGCGTCAGCGCGAAGGCCGGCTTACTGGACCGCAAGTTGCTGCGATAGTTTCCCTTGGAGGATACTACGGGAAGACTGGCCAGTCTGGTCGGTTAGTCTACGTTAAGGAGGCCAATTTCTCTGAATCTGCAATGACTAATCAACCCAAATGGTTCCGGGACTTGGTAAAGTCTAAGGGTATTCGGGCTTGCCGCTAATCAAATCCCCCACAGTTCTAGCCGAGTTAGCCTCCAAAATCGAGACAATCCGCGTCGTCTCGATCCGGCTCGACGGTTCACGAACAGAATGTATCCTGCCAGGCGCGCAAGTAGCGTTAATCGTTGCGTTTGGAGATTATGTAGGCAGCACTAACCCGAGGACAGGACGGCTCACAAAGGTCAAGTTCTACGAGGCCCCTCCTCAACCTGAGAGGCGGTCGCCGAAGTGGAACTGGCGGTTCGCGCCACACCGCGATGGCCGTGCCGTTCTTCAGCCCCGCGCCGTAACGGGGGATTATTACTACCCTCCTTGGAGGCGGTTTCACATTGATTACGATTAGCCAGTTCTCTGCCCCACTTGGCGCCGGTTTCCCAACGGGAGTGTAAAATGGATTGTGTGCTCGATGAAGACGTGAAAGCAGTCGCCGAATTCATGCAGAATCAGATTCCGGCAAGTCGGCTTGTGGCTGTGGCGCAAGCGGTTGCGCAGATTGCGCCGCTTATGTGGAGTAGATACCAGTTCAACCCACCGGAAGAAGTGGACGCCATCCGGCTGGTATCCCAGCCGCCTATTGCTTCGGTGTGTGATCGGCATATACAATCAAGTGGCACAGGATAGCTCTCGGCAGAGCTTGCCGGTCCGGGGGTTGCTCAATTGCTTCGACGCGATACGGGCAACCCCAAGTCATGCTTTTCCCGAGCACCATGAAGCCGCCGAAGCAGCCAGCCCGCAAGCAGCCCGCAAAAGTGTTCCACGGTAAACTTCACGTCCAGTTCTGTCCACCAGGCCGTGCTCTAACCATTCCGTTCGATCCGTGGCAGTTCTTCGGGCCGAGATGCGGCGGGCACGCGAGGGAGGAACGGTAACACGCATGAACCGCCGTCTCCGCCACTACGCAATGGACGTGCACGCCTTCGCTGAGTTGTTGGCTGCCAGCGACAAAGTACGCCTGCAATGCCCTGATTTACCGTCAGATGCGGTCTATCGTGGTTTCTTCGCTGAGCACAGCACCGGCTCAGTGGTGCTCTCGTTCAGTCACCCGACGTTTGCTGACGTTCCAACGTCGGCGGTTCCGGCCAGGCTGCCGCTGGTGTTCGCGTGAGAAGCTTCAGAAGCTTGCTCTACCTCGATAACGAAGTTCCCGCCGTCATCAGCAACGAAAGCAACGCGCTGACCAGGCTCAAGCAACTCCCTCGAGAAGAACCCGAACCGCTGGCCCGTCTTGACGCAATGGACGCGGTAGAACATAAGCAAGCCTTATACTGAGCACTATACACCACTTCGATGGGGAGAAAAAGAGAAACCGCAACGGTAACTGTGGCGGAACAGACCTACGAGTTGGTCGATATTGACTCAGTGCAGCCGCATCCCAAAAATACGAATGAAGGCGATGTCGGTTGTATCATTGAAAGCATTGAGGTTAACGGATTCATCGGGGCCGCGGTGGTGCAGCGCTCGACCGGCTACATTGTGGCTGGCAAGCATCGCTGGCTGGCGGCCAAGGAACGGGGGTTGATTCAATTCCCGGTGATCTGGGCCGACTTGGATGATGCTACCGCCCTGTGTTTCATGCTGGCAGACAACCGGACGGCGCGGCTCGGCGTCGACAACCCGCAGGAACTTGCGGAACTGCTTGAATCCATTAGATCAGATCAAGGTGACCTGAAAGGAACAGGGTTTGACGAAGAGGCGCTGCAGGAGATCATGGACGACATGGGGCGCAAACTGGTTGACGAGCAGCCAGAGGCAGCGGGAAAAGACAAGAGCGTGAAGTGCCCCAGTTGCGGGCATAGGTTCAAGCCGTGACCTCTGAGAAGCATGCCTGGGATCGTCTGCCCGATGAGAATGAGCCAGCGTGGCGAGCTTTTGTGCTTTACCGCGAAATGCAGAATCGTACCTTTCGTGAGGCCTACCGCAAGTGGTCTGGCAAGCCGCGGGCAAGCCAATGCTCTGGCAAATTCTCTAAGTGGGTAAAGGACTTCCAGTGGATCGAGCGAGCAAAGGCTTTTGACGAAAGGCTTCAAGCGGCAAGCCTCGGCAAGCAGCTTGCCCGAGTAGAGCAAGCCGGTGATGTTTGGGCGCTTCGCCTGATCGAGAACCGGGAAAATTCCGCGCTCGGTGCTGGCCTGATCCTGCAAAAATGGATGACGCTGGCCAAGTGGCCGTTGACTCAGCAGGAGGTCAAGGAAGACGAAGACGGCAAAACGCGGATCACGATCATCAAGCCGGTGAGTTGGCAGGCGCTCGAGTCGGCGACCAGGTCAGCTAAAATGGCAATGGAGATCGCCGGCGCGGTTGGGGCGTTGACGGTCAAGAAAGACGATGAAGGCGACGGGCCGACCGCGGCGCAAGTGCTGGTGCTGATCGCTCCGCAGGTCAGCCAGGCGAACGGGCACGCGGCGGACCAGGTTAACGGTCACGCGCCGTTGACTATCGAGAACGCGGTGCGGGTGATTGACCCTAAGTCGGCATGAAACGCGAGAAAGCCATCCTGATGTACCATCCACTGCATGGCTACCATAGTTACTGGCGGTGGCGCTGCGGAGAGTTGTCGTCAAGTGAGTGCAGACGGGTCACGTGGTTTGAACGGCTCCTTTTGTTTCTCGGGCTGAAATCGGCATGATGTCGGCATGAGCAAACGGCAGCCAACGGTTACCGACATGCTGTTCAGACAACTCGAAAACGCCCCGCGCCCATTGCCATACAGCGAAAGGCCCAAGCTCGCCGCGCGGTGGTCCTGTACCTGCGGTCTTTACGGTATCAGTCTTCTACAGACTTTAGAGGTCGATCACGAAGCGGCCGACAGTAAGAGAGCAGTCGAGCGGCGATGCAAGAACCCGCGTGATCTTAGGATTGAGGTAGTTGGGCCCACCGACGAAGATACCCCGATCGGATACTGGGGCGACACAACCGCACCCGCAGTTTTATTGAGTGAGGTAAACGACCATGGCTGAACACTTTATCCAAGGCGCAATAAAGCATCCAGGCGCCATGACCGCGGCCGCCAAGCGCGAAGGCGTCTCGAACTCCGCTTACGAACAGGAGCACAAGCACGACAGCGGGAAGGCCGGCCAGAGAGCTCGCCTGGCGATCACACTGAAGCACCTGGAGCATGGCGGTGTCGTGAGTTGCCCGCACTGCGGCAAAGAGATCGAGCTGACGCCTGAGGAGAAGGGTGAGGCGCCCAAGGGCAAAGGGCTGCGATACGGGGCGCATCCAAATCCAACCTAACATTATCTGGAAACCTCTGCCGAAGCAGGCGATAGCTCTGGCACGCACGGAGAATGAGGTTCTTTACGGTGGTGCTCGCGGTGGGGCGAAGTCAGACTGCGGCATCGCCTGGCTGGTAAAACATCGGACGATTCAACGATTCAATCCCGAAACAGGGATGATCGAGATCGAACCGCAGGAACCGCGTATCCTGCGTGACCTACGCGGTCTAGTGATCCGGGCTAATGAAAAGGATCTGGCCGAGTGGATCTCGCGCGCTCGAGTGCTCTACGAGCCGACTGGCGCCAAGTTTGCCGAACGTCCGCTTCAGATCCGCTGGCCGGACGGCCATATCATCCGCGGCGGGCACCTCAAGGATTCAAAGTCCTACGAGTTGTACAAGTCGCAACAATATCAACAGGTTCTGGTAGAAGAATTGACGCAGGTTCCAGACCTCGACCTGTTCAAGAGACTTCTCGGATGCTGCCGCTCCACGATGCCAGAGATTAAGGCCCAATTCTTCGCCACGACTAATCCTGACGGTCCGGGGTCGGCCTGGGTTAACGCACGCTACGTCAAAGTATTGGACAAGGACGGGAACCTGATTCCGTCGATGACAACGATGCTGGACGCAGCGACGAAGCGCACCAGAATATTTATCCCGGCGTTTCTAAAAGACAATCCTTATCTGATGCACAATGAGGACTATCTCAATCAGCTGAAGGATCAGCCGGAAGCGACGCGAAGGGCTTGGCTTGAGGGTGACTGGGACTCGATGCTGGGTCCGTACTTCAAGTGGTATCGACCGCACGGCCCGCTCGCGGGCGAACCACCCGAGGCGCGGCACGTCATTCTTGGCGCCGATCTGCTTCCCTGGTGGCCGCGGACGATGGGTGTCGACTGGGGATACGATCACTTCTCGTCGGTGCATTGGGGTTGCCAGAACAAGGCCGATGGAAGGCTGCACATCTACCGGGAGTTTGTCATCAAGGGCATGGGTTCGGAGGTCTTGGGGTCTGAGATCGCCAAGATGTCCATGAGCGACCTGGAAGGGCTGCCGGATCACACGATACCGCTGCATCTCGACCCGTCGTGTTTCTCTAAAACTGACGCGAAGTATACTTTTGCCGAGCAGATTCGCCGCGGTATCGAGATTGTGCTGGGAGCTGGCTCCGCGTTCCTGGTAGATCTGACGGACGATGAGCAACGTCTTGGTTCACCGGAAAAGGCCTGGCAGTCAATGGAGCAGCGGTACAACGCGCTCGATGGCCGCATGCGGATCATCATCTATCGCGCCAATAACCGGCGCGCGGACGGCTGGCAGTATCTTCATGGGTTGATGCGCTTCACACCGATCGAGCCGGAGGTGCAGCCAGACATGGACTTCGCCCGCGAACTGTTTCTCAGTGAAGGCCGGGACGCTTACCAGCAATACTTGGCTCGTCACAAGAAACCGCGGGAAGTCCTGCCAAAGATCCAGATATGGGATTGCTGCCAAAAGCTGAAAGAGCTTCTGGCAATTGCGACTCATGATGACGATGGCAAACATGACATAAGAAAGTTCGTTGGTGACGACCCTTTGCAGAGCGCCCGCTATCTCGTAATGGGTGACCGGTCCCGCGAGAATCAGAAGCCGCTGGATATCCAGATCGCGGAGCGCATCGCGGCCGCCGGCGTGGTCAATGCCGAGGTGTTGAGCGATCCAATGGTACGGCACCAGGTGGTTCAGAAGACGCTGCTGGATCAGGAGAAGAACCGGCCGCTACCGTGGGGAAGATTCGCGCGAGGTTCGATGAGGAACCGGCGCAGATGGGATCACCCAGCCTAATGTTCCCACCGGATATGATGTTCGAGTGGAGGGCGGGGAGGATATTGAGGAGATTGATGCCCACAGCCGACGCCCTTTGGCACACCAGCCTCCTCTTGGTCGGAGTATTTCTTCTCGCGGCATTTGTGCTGGCGGCTACGGAAAGGGAGGACTAAAGCATCATGCTGCAAGCATCGGTGGGTCTTTTTATTATATTGGCTTTTGTTTTTGCCGTGGGAGTCTTTTCCGGACCTCCCAAGAAACGTTCCCGGTCTCGTGATAATTTCGATGTGGCTGTAGGGTCACGTGGCACGAGTTCTAACGTAAACGATTTGTTATCGACACCCGCTACACGGGCCGCCGCCACACTACAGGCATCTATCGGTATTCTGCCGGTGGATGTAAAGTCGACACCAGCAGAGGAAGCAGCACTCAAGGGAAAATAAGCTAGTGCAACTCGCCGCAGTTGTCCTCGCTAGAACCCTTGCCTATATCGAAACGTTTGATCTCAGCCCGAGAGGAAATGTGTTTCTCCCTGACGTGGTTAAGGCGATGGTGGAGCGATACAGGTTTAGAAAATTCCCTACCAAGCCAGAGGAGTTTGATGAATCGAACGGCGTTGTATTTGAAGACGGCAAGGCCGGGAATAAGGTGATTCAGAAGTTTACGATCTTCACCACGCTTCTAGTTGTTGAGACGAGATCAAACACAGATGATTCCAAGCAGGTAATTGAAGATATGTTGCTTTGGGGTGCCGCCAAATTCGGTATTGCCTACAGGACAGGGGCTGCAGATGTTCCGAGAGGCTAGGGAAGATCGCTGGCCATCTATGCCAGCACCAAGGAAAGAAGAAAACCATGTCACCAAGCAGACGAATGCCGCCACCGCGACCGATGATGTCGGTAGCGATTGAGGCGAGACCAAAAGCGAACGGAGCGGGCGCCGGTCTGGACGATGGCGCGGCAGACGGCGGAGGCAAAGGTCCTGATGCGGTGATGGGGCTTGTCTCGCAGATGCGCGACCTGTGCGACCAGATCGAGGCCGCGGTGCAGACCGAAGAGGCCGGCGAGGGCGAAGGGCAGGAAGCGGGCGGTGGGGGCGCTGGCGGAGGCTACGGAAGCTAGTGAGACGGCTTCTCTGGCTCTGGAGGCAGTATTGGCGCTTCCAGTTCGATGCGGATTACCTGATTTGTAGCACACCGCTGTTCTCTCTACTTATTTCGGATGGCGCACCGGATTGGGGGACCACTGGCGTCCCTAGGTATGGCAGATTCTACGGTATAGCGTTATTTTGGTTGCCCTCATACTGGAATGTGCTCAAAGCCCGCGAGTGGGAGTGCGGCGGGTACCGCCACTACAAGGTCTGGCAGATGCGATTCGTCGGAGGCCTGTAATGCTCAAGCGTCTCTACCACGCGCTGATCGTCGGGCACAGGTTCAGGATGCTGTCGTGTGTTTTCAACGATGCCAACCCATCCGCTGCGGTCTGGGGTTGTTACACGGTCGATAGTTTGCGGTGCCTGTGGGGATACACACTGGTTGTACTTTCGTGTGAATGTGGCAAGCGTAAACAGCTACGGCTCATGGGTGACCATCGCGGTATGGCGACAGACCTGGAGCTGCAGGAACTGGAGCGGATGACAAAGTGATGCTCCCGATCAATCTAAACCCCATCGCCCTTAAGCGCCTGCTCGATGCTGCCAACGACGCCCGCGTGCTGGCCGAGGACCGGCTCATCGCGGTTCAGAACGAGCGCGACCGCTGGTATGAGCAGTTCACTCGCAAGGACAAGGAACTGTCGGACGCGCTGAAGACGATCGCTAACGTGGAATGGCAGCGGCAGTACGGCATAAAGCTATATCCTGAGGCGCCGGGCATTCCCGAGGGGCGGTCGGTTGAGCAGAAGCCGGGACCGATTGAACGACCGATGAGCCAGACGGCGATGATCCGCAAGAAGGAAACCCTCAACTTCATCTCGCAGGCTAAGGATCAGTGGAAGACAGTACACGGAGAAGCCGGATGATGGCCCCAGGCCTCCCACAACTCGATAAGAAGACGCTCCTCATCCTCCTCAAAACGCCGCTGAAGAAGCTGATCGACGATGAGGTTGACCCGGACTGCGAGCAGGAGAAGATCGTCACCTACCGCACGATGCGGAGGAACCACCTCTACTTCGAGGGGAAGCAGAACATCGTCCCGCAGTGGATTGGCACGAACTTTGCGGACTTCGGGTCCTCTGGCGCTCCGCTGGCGAACAACTTCAGCCCGGATGCCCAGGTCGGTCAGTTCGATTACGTCTTCAACATCATCCGCGGCGATTGCCTGAAGGCCGTCGCGGTGATGGGCAAGGCGCCAACTGTGCGAGCGGTGGCCGACGACCCCGAGTCAGACGATGGCGAGCGCCAAGCGATTCTGGCCGATGTGGTGGCGCAGGATTTGCACGACAAATGGAACATGGATGAGAAGACGCGGCAGACGGCGTTCATTCTGTGGATTCTCGGCCCGGCATTCGGGTGGACCTACTACAGCGCCGACGGAGCAAAGTACGGTTATACCGAGGAGCCAGTCATCGAGACGCAGGATGTCCCGCTGACACCTGGGCGTTACGCATGTCCGACCTGCCATGAGGCTACCGAAGGCGAGCAGGGTTCCGTTGCGTCCTGCCCTACCTGCGGGGGACCGTTAGGTGATGAGAATTTCATCAAGCCTGATACGGTACCGATCCCGCACGATACGGGCAAGATCAACAAATACGAAAACGGTAGCGTCGAGCTTGATATCTACTCCGCACTTGAGGTCTCGATCTCGTTCTATGCCGCAGCCAAACTGGAGTTGGAATACCTGAAGCTCGAACGCGACATGCCAAAGGGAAAGCTGGTGACGATGTACCCTCAACTCAGGGACAAGTTGGAGTCAGCATCAGAAGGGGGAACGACTTCATCGAAGCAATCTGGGGTCGAGGTGCGCGGGTCGCTATCGTCACCGACCGGAGTTCGCTTTCCACATCCTAATCTCTGGCGCTCCGAGCTCAACTGGCTGAAACCTTCGATCTACGAACTCATCAAAGGCGACGTACCGGCGCAATTCGCCGTCCAGGGCAAGCAGAAGCTGTGCGATCTGATGAAGGACATCTATCCCAAGGGCTGTCGGCTGGACTTCGTTAACGGCGATCTGGTGGACATCAAAGATGAAGACTTGTTCGACTGTTGGGAGATTTGCAAGCCAACGGTATCGAGCAAACTCATGTCTGATGCGCTCTGCACCGATGAGATTCCGGCCCAGGACATTACGAACAACACCGTCAACATGCAGGAAGAGGCGGTGATGAAGCAGTTACCGGCGCTTCTGGTGTCGAACGAAATTATGGATCGGGAATCGCTCGAGAACCGCCCTCCGAATGCGGCAGACTTCATCTGGACGAAACCCGGCGGCGGCGTGCGCCTTCAGGACCAGGTTTACCCTTTCCCGGTTGCCACAATTTCCCCTGACGTAACTAATCTACAGAACTCGCAGCGTGAAATGGGCCGCGAACTCGTGGGCGTCAATCGCTCGATCTATGGAGGATACGACCCCACTGAGAAGACGGCAAAGCAGGCTCTGATTGAGAAGCAGATGGCCCTGATGCAGATGTCGATCACCTATGACAATATCCGGGCGTTCAACTGCGGGTTGACCCTCAATGCAGTTAAGCAGATGGCGCAATACGGAACAGGGCAGATTCGCGTGGCATCGGATGAAGGGTTTCTTGGGACCTATTCCAGGACGGCCGATATTGCGGAACTGGCCGACGAAGGCTATCACTTCGAGGCTGATCCGGGGATGCCGGATACTTTCGCAGAGCGTAGAGATGGGATCAAGGATATCATGCTCAACGCTCCGCCGATCTCTACTGCGGTAGGTTTCGATTCGCCATTCAATGCTGGCAAGTTACAGCGCTACCTTGGCGTGCCAGGCATGTGGGCGCCAGTTGAAGCTGCGAGAGAGAAAGTACGGCGCGCGGTCAAGAAGCTCCTGGCCGGCCAGATCGTGCAGGTGGATGCATTCGATGACCATGCCATTGTCTCGGACCTCCTGCGGGCATGGATGATCTCCGATGAGGGGCAGCAGGCGCAGGACGAGAACCCGAACTTTCAGAACGTGGTAAACTTCTGGCAACAGCATAAGTTGGCGCTCTCTCCGCCAGCACCACCTCCGGGAACGAGTCCAGTACCTCCTCCCGGAGTTCCTCAAAAACCCATCGGCAAACCGCTCCACGCGAAGCCTAATGGTTCGGCGGCGGCGGCCAGCACGAACATAGCAGCACCTCCAGGAACGAATGAACCAGGGCCGATCAGCGCACCACCGGCCAATTTACCGATACAGTAGAATGTTGAGATGTTCGGATATCTAAACAAAGATCTTCCGCCAGTTCGACGCACTGAGATTTCCCATCGTTATCCGGCCTGTGCGCTTCAGCTACGTGATGGGTCGGTTGTCTGGTTCCACTCACGACACGAACGAGCGATGAAGATGAGACAGGCGATGCGGAAGGCTCTTCCAGCACAAGCCACATACGAGGGGGTATTCTACAGTCTTGAACGGGTACCCAATGAGTGAATCAGTCTACTCCAACCAAGAATGCGATTGCCACGAGGCGCTGGAGCGGTTGAAATCCAAACCAGCGGGAGCCCATGAATGTTGCTCCATTTGTGGGGCGTTGTACAGCAAAATGCCGCAGAAAATGCAACCCGGTGGGGCGTTTGCTTCAATGCCAGCGGACTATAAGTCCACGGATCGGGGACCAACTGGATTCCATAGAGGGCCGGATCATACTGAGCAATGAGCGAACCTCTCTACTCGCGCCCGTATCGCCCCAGCCAATGCTGCGAGGGATGCGTGTTCGGCCGGGCAGAACACGCAGTCTGGTGCCCATCTAATGAAGTCGTACAGTTCATCGAGGGACGTATAAGGGCTGGGATACAAGAGACGCAAATGTATTTTGAGCAGGAGCGCGCCCAATTGGCACAAGCTCAGCAACAGGCACGTATCCTCTGCGGAACTGAATCCCCAGACCCTGACCACCGCATTCGCGCATCGATACATGACCAGCGGCGCCGGATGTTTGAGACGGCGGTCCGACAGCACGATCTGAGAAAACGATAATGTAACCGCCATTTTCTAACCGTTTCGTCGCGCCTCATGACCGCGGCGATGCTGTAAATCCCGGAAAGCGAACCTTCGAAGGGGGTCGCTGATGACCTAACACGTCATCGGTGGCCCCTTTTTCGTTTTCCGGGACCAAATTTTCAAGATTTTCCTGAATAGGAGATCCAATGCCTGAAACGTTAGCGCCCGATGCCGGCACACTGCCATCTTCTGGCTTCGTAGACTCCCAAATTGACGCCGCTTTTGAGACTGGGACGACCAGCGCCACCACAGGAGCCGGCCCAGGCTTCACAGCACCTGAATTCTCCAATCCTGAGGAGTCCATCGGGCCTCCCGATGGACGGCCGCCCGAAGAATTAGCGCCGGAACCCGGCCAGGAAGCCGCGGCGCCTGAAAAAGAGGGCGCAGAAGCCACTGAACAGGCTCCAGCGGAGCCGGCAGACGATGAAATAGGCGAACCAGAAATTACGACCTCGCGTGATGGTGCTAAAAAGTGGCATTTTTCAGAGACCAAAGGAAAGCTTCTCGTTTCCGAGCATCAAGAGCTCCGGCAAATCCGTGAACAGATCCCAGAATTCACACCCGAGGCCGCCGTCGAGCATTATCAGGGCTTCACGGACCTACGCCGGATGAATGCCGACCTGATTTCGGGTGACCCGAACCGAATTGGGACGTTCGTCCAGCATCTGGTCAATGTCGCGGTCGATTCCGGCAACCCGCAGGCCTTCGGGCAGATGGTGGCGCATGGAACACGTGTTCTGGCTGGATCGGCTCCGCAGGTTTTCAACAGCACCATAGCCGAACCGATCATCACGACCAGCTTCGATGCGCTTTATCCGGCTGCGTTTGACGCACTGCGCCAGGCAGAGGCATCCCGAGACCCCAAACGCATCTCGGCCGCCCAGGCAGAGATATTCCGCATCCAAAGGACGAATTGGGAACTTACCGGGAGATATAAGCAGATCGATGACGCGCGAAGCGTGGACCCATACGCCCAGCAACGTGCCGAACTGCAGCAGGAAGAGCGCCGCATCAACGCGATTCGGCATCAGCACTTCCAGGAGCAGTCCAAACAGTGGGAAGCCAACGCCAACGCCAAGCGCGAGTCGGCGGTCATGGAAATTGCCGACGAATTGCTCTCCAAGGTCAAGGAAGGATTCAAAGATCGACCGGCCCTGCTCGAGATGATCCGCACCGGAGTACTCAGCGGGGTTGAAAAGAAAGTTTCCGAGAACGCAGAGTGGAAATCGCTCTACGATCTCGATATGGAATCCGCCCGGCGATCCGGGTCCGAAAGGGACCTGGATAAAGCCGTGAAGCGGTATGCAGCAAGGGCCAAAAGCATCATCACTTCTGAAGTGAAGCGTCTGCTGCCACAGGCCACCAATACCGTTGTCGAGCAAAACAGACAACGGCATCAGCAGTTAGCGAATTCCGCCAGCCAGAAGAACCTGGCCGGAGGATCTCCAGTCAGGCGCTCGATTGCCCCCGATCTCACGAAGGTGGGAACGGCAGTCAAAGGGCGAGACCCGAGCGCAGAGATTGATGAGATTTTCCGGCAGAACTTCGGTATCTAGCGGAATCCGCACGGCGGCCTACTAACTCCCGCCGCAGTACCAAATTCATTCGATTCGCTCAGGACAAGTGTACCTGACGATCAAAAGGAATTCCTATGGCAGACGCCAGTACCACTCACGGTTATACCAACACAAACTCACTTTGGATGCAGTCGGAGGTCATCCGGCCAAAGCTGCAAGAATGGCAGGAATCATTTGTCGTCGCGTCGAACCTAATCGAGAAGACGGAAGTAACGCGAGTAGGTGAGCGCGATTTCCGGGCTCCCATTTGGCTATCGGCCGGCGGTCGGTTCGGAACTTACGACAACAACTTCGGCGACATGGGCCGCGGCTCCTCAATGACTGGGGATCGGCTCATCTCGACGTTCTTCCCCCTGCGCCTCAACTTTGAGTTGTCGAAGCTCAAGATGGATGCAACGGCCGATGCCAAAGTCTCACCGGCCGGATCGGTTTTCAAGGAAACGATGAAGAGGGCGATGAGGGAATTCGCCGTCTACAACGATTTCAGCTTCCACACAGATGGCACGGCAGTAGCAGGAACTGCGACGGCCACCGCTACCGTTTCGGGCGCTACCACTTATACGCTCGATGCAAATTTTGGCATTCAGCGTATGCGGCGCGGCATGTATGTCGTCGTGTATTCGAGCGACTTCAACACACTGCGCGCCTCGGGAATGTTCGTGACCAAAATCGACTACTCCAACAAAAAGATCACTTTGAGTGGCCTGGTCGCTTCGGCCGGAGCAACAGATGTGATCTGCTTCGATGGTGTCAATACCACCGGCGCCGCACCAACCTGGAAACAGGGACTGTACTACCACAACTCTTACGCCTCCTCGGGCACCTATCAGGGCCTGGATCGAGCAGTCGAGCCGGAATTGGCCGTCAACTCGATCAACGCCAATGGAGCCTTGACCTGGAACCACGGCCTGCTGCTACTCGATGCAATCGGCCAACGGCGCGGCCAGGAACCGACTGGGCTGAAGGGCCTCGCCAATATCTCGCAGCGCGCGCAGATTTTCTCCGAGCAGGTCGCCTTAACCGTCAACCTCCAGAACTCGAAGGACATGGAGGCACGCGATTTCCTGCCCAATGCCACCAAGGACGCTTCGAAGTCCTCGTTCCCATTCGCCGGCATCGATCACCTGCTGGATTACCGGCAGGATCGTTCGCGCCTCGATTGGATCGTTCCTTCTCTCTGGGGCAAGGCGCGGCTGAACCAACTCGGCTATTTCGAGATCGGTGGCCAGCGCTTCTTCTTCATCCCTGGTCCGAGCGGAGCACCGCAGGCGGGACTCTGGTTTTCTCTCACGCAGGACGAGAACTTTGTGTCCTTTGACCCAGGCAGCCAAGGGACGATCTATGGATGCAGTTTGCCCTCTGGTTACTAGGGCTTAGAAAGAAAAAGGACAAACGACATGGCAAACAGCTTTGTAGTTAACCCCACACCAATTGGTCTGTCGCACCTGACCAATCCGCGTATCGTTTCGCTGACGGCGACGATCGGATTCACTTACGCTACCGCAACTGGCGGTATCACATTCGATTTCACCGCTCCGTTGCAATCGCTCGAACATGGCGATTTCCCTGACATGCCTTCAGGCCAGCAGGGAGGGACTTTCCAGAAAGGCATCGCATCTATCCGAGCTGTCGATGTCCTATTCGCTGTCGTCACGGCAGCCGGGACCAACATCAAGATCGGCCAGCCAAATGTCTGGACGAGGACGAGTACAGCCTACGTCTTCACGTGTCGGCTCTACTCGAACCTGACCAACACGGAAGTAGCCGATGGTGCCGAAACCGGGACCATGAAAATCTTCCTGCTGGTCAGCTAGAACCTAGCAATTCTGTGAACGCCCCCAGACGCTTGCGCGGCGTGACGGCCGGAAGAGACCGGCTTCAAATCAGAATGGAGCCGCTATGCTCAACTACCAGGGGCGCCTAAAAAACGGCGGGAAAGTGACTTCGTTTCTTTCCCAGTCCGCCAGTCTTTCTGGAGCGATAGTCGGCTCCTCACTTCCCAGTGGACTCTACAGAGTAAGCGTGTATGCAGAAACTTCTACCGCTGGATCTGGGTCTGTCTCATTTTCAGTGGGGTTCACAACAGATAGCGGGGCTAAAAGTCTTACGATCCCTGCGGGATTCAATCTGACCTCTAATAATGCCGCCACGAGCGCTGCCCTGATCCGATCAATCAGCACCATTACCATTTCTAGTACCTATGCGGGGACGGGTGCGTATTCGGTTTGGGTTCTCGTAGAAAGAGGGGAGTAGACAATGAGATACCAGGCGCTACTTTTTTCCCTGGTTTGTCCTGCGATGTTCGCTCAGGTCATAGTTGGACCTAATCCCCCGTGGCCCGAACTCGCCACGGCTCCAACGCATTGCGCGGCCGGTGAAAAATATTTCGACACCTCAACAGCGAAGGAACGACTTTGCACCGCGACGGACACCTGGGCAGATATGGGATCTGGGAACGGCTCCGTCACCACCACCGGCACCATGACCAACGGGGCCATCGTGACCAGCGCGGGCGGGACCGCGATCCAGACGATATGCCCTTTGTGCCTGCTTGATTCCAACGGCAACTTATCGCTCACTGGCACGTTGAGCACCCAAGTAGGATCTGGTATCGCCGGTACTTCCTTCTTTGGGCAGGGCACGCTACCTATCTTTGGTGCCAACGGCCTAACAATCTTTGCCCCAACGTCGATTCCTACCGCCTACCAGTGGAAAGTCCCCGCCGCCGACGCAGCAGGCGCAATTGTGAGCGACGGCGCTGGTACACCGGGCACGCTCTCCATCAAGGCCATCCAAGGCACCGACACGAAGCTCCTGAGTTCCGGCACGGTCTCGGGAACTGGCGCGTCTCTCTGTACCGACGCAAACGGCGGAGCGACGACAAGCGGATGCAGCGGCTCCGGTGTGACGGCGGTCACACATGAAATTGCGATAGGATTCTCCAGCACAGCCGTCCTCACAGGACAGACAGCCTGCAATACCATAACCTACACCGCGACCATCACGGGCATTAGCCTACTCGGGGATGTTTCGGGCGGCGCTACGCTGGATCTTCAGACCGAGACCTTTGCCAACTATCTGACATCCGGCCCTGGCGGTGCCACATCAATCACAGCCTCGGATACACCAACCTTCTCGGCGGTTCTCGGATTCAAAGACACAACTCTAACCTGGTGGTCGAAAACAATCTCAGGCACGGCAGCCGCGCCAATAGTGGTTTGCATAGTGCTTACTTCCCCTACAAACATCCACACACTGTCTGGGAAGGTCACGCTTTCGGGGACACAATAATGAAAAAGCTACTCGTCGTTTTACTCTTTGCATCTCGGGCGTTTTCCGCCATATCAGCGCAATCGGTTTTTGAAGTCAGGCTCACCGGCAGCGACACCAATGGCGGCGGATTCGTCACCGGCGCATCGGGCACGGATATGTCCCTGTTCGCCAATAAGAATGCCGTGGCTTGCACGTCCTGTCAGAGCGCGACGATCAACATCTCCACCACAGATGCGGTCACAAATGGAACGACCACCATCACCTCGGCAACGGCTAATTTCAGCGCTGCCATCGTCGGCAACATCATCAACGTGTCTGGCGGTACAGGATCAATAGCCTCAGCTTGGTATCAAGTTATTACTTTCACCAACTCGACCACGATTGTGGTGGATCGGTCAACCGGCTTGACTACTGGGACCGGAGCGACCATGAACATCGGTGGGGCACTTCTAAGCCCCGGTCAGGCGAACTCATTGGCAATTTCCGGAAACGTGATCTTTCTTTTGAATGTTGGTGCTGACGGGGCATCCGTCTACTCGATCACTTCGGCGACAGGCAATGTGGCGGGCGGCACGTTCTCCGGGGCGACCGTGGTATTTATGCAAGGGTATACTTCCAGCCGCACACTGGGGAACTCGGACAACAGACCGACGATCCAAATCAACACGACCACCGTAACAATCGCTACGACCAGCGCGACTATATATAAGAACATCATCTTCGACGGAAATACACAGACCGCGGCTAAGTTGACATCGGGGGCCAACATTTTTACCAACTGCCTATTCAAAAACTTCAATACCGCTACCAGCGGTACCCCGATCTTCTACAAGTGCGGCGCGACGACTAATTCTGCCGCGGTCTTCGGAGGAACTGCCATCTGCATTGCCTGTGAAGCATGGGCAAATACAGCGACCCCGATAACGACTCTGTATTGTGTCGATTGTTTATCCTACGGGAACACAGGCGCAACCACTATCGGTTATTCAAATCAAGTCTGTTACCACTGCGTTGCTGTGTCCAACGGCCAGCATGGATTTGCTGCCAGTACCACCAACGCGCCAGGGCTAGTCGTTGACTCTCATGCAGAAAACAACGGCGTCAGCGTTGCTTCTGCCGGATTCAATTTTACTGGTCAAGGGAAAAACCTTAGAAATGTTTCCTACTTCAACAATAATTCCGTTGGGGTCGCCACCAACGCCAACCCAATGGCCAATGTCGGAGCTATTCCAGTCACTGCCGGATCGGTGTTCGTCAACGCAGCAGCGTCCAACTTTCTTCTCAACAACACGGTCGGAGCCGGAGCGCTTCTTCAATCGGTCGGAGACCCTTTGACTTTCCCTGCGGGATTGACAACCAATTTTCGTGATGTCGGGGCCGCACAGCATCAGGCTAGTGTCGGCGGACAGACAGCGTTCGTGCAATGATACTGCGATTCCCCATCTACGTGTTTCTGCTGGTGTCGGATTGCTCTGCATCGACGTTCTTTGTTCTCGCCGGTGGCGCGGGGACACACGCTGGGACAGATTGGTCAAACGCCAACTGTAAAATCCCACCGCTCGCGGCAGGAGATGTAGTCTACATCGGGAACTCCGGCGGCAACCTTGCGGACACGACCACGCCGTGTGCCGGGGAACTTACTCACACCTTCAGCACCAGCGGGACAGCCGGGAGTCACATCACGATCAAGGCGGCGACTGGGGCGGATCACGGAACGGCAACCGGATGGAATGCCAGTTTTGGCGTGGACGTGACGCCTAACATCTTGTGGTCCAATTCTTTTGTTGCAACAGACGGACTCAAGAATCCCTTTTGGGATATGTGCGGCAACTACTACGACGTGGACGGACAAGTTGGGACTTCCGATACAACGGGGACCTACGGGTTCCATTTCGTCAGCAGCGGACGAATGTTTGGGTTCATTCGCATTGACAGCCATGCGTGCAGCGAAGCGTCGCTATCTCATATCACTCTCGCGCATATAGAACTGGATGGTGTAGAGGCGGCTGGTTCAGCGGTGCTCGGCACAGGCACTCTCAATACAGATGGAACTACTACAGTCACTTGGGCGACAGACGCTTCCGGTAGCCCACGTAGCCAGTTCGATACATCCGGTTTTTGGAGTGGAAAGCAAATAACGATTAACGCTGTGGTCCGCACCATTTCCTCAGTCACGGATGCCACGCACTTAATTCTTACTTCATCCCCCACCACGGCCTCCGGTTTGGCGTATGCCGCCAGCCAGTCAGGCTCTACTGCGTTTTATTTTGGAAGTCCGTCGACGACCACACCAACAGTTACGACCATCAGTCTTAAACATTCTTTTGTTCATGACATCCAGGTTTTGGTGCAATCTGCCGGCAATGTCACCGGGTTCACCGTGTCAAATGATTGGATAGAAAATAATTTTAGCGATGCGGCTCAGCACTCTAACGCCATTCAGACGCAGGCACCGGCAAACGATTCAACAAAAACGGGCCTGAGTAATTTGACGGTTGTTTCTTCCACGTTCAAAAATATCCAGGGTACCGGCTTTATCACGTGTTTGAACGGGCTGTGTGACAGTTGGCTGGTATATAACAATATCTTTTACTATACGAGCGACTGGGATTCTGTTTGTACACATTTAGGTGACACGTCGTCTACTTGTGGGGTATCAAAAGGCATCGGTGATAACGGACCTACAGGTGTCTTGACGAATTCGGTATTCTATGGGAACACTTTTTCTGGAATCCATTTAGCTCCTGGGCACCCCGGAGCGGATGTTGCCGGTGTCAGAATCACCTTGGCTGCTTCTACGGGAAACACAGTTCAAAATAATCTCTGGTGGAATTGTACAGCCGGGGACATATTTAGCAACGCCGATATCTCGCATGATTACAACACGTGGCTTAATACCGGGGAAGGGCCGACAACGGTTGCCGCGCATGAATTTCAGGTCGGCACCGCTCCTGGAGGAGTTGGGGTTAATCCATTCGTATCCGCTACTGACTTTCACCTGACCAGTGAAACGGTGGACGCCCACTTGAACGACGGCATTACATTGTCGGCACCGTACAACGTGGATTTAGCCGGAGTCAGCCGGACGTTTGACGGTACTTGGGAGCGTGGGGCGTTTGAGTTTAGTACCGGCATTGCGGCTGGTGCGTCCTCCGTCCTCGGCGGCACGGCCGTGATGGGCGGGAACAGCAAAAGGTAGATCAGTATGACCGACACACAGCGCCACATCAACAAATTGAATCAACGCCTCGGTGAAACTTTTGGCTTTGTCTCGTTCGGCAACCAGGGCGAGCAGCCAAAATGCAAATGGGTCTACAGCACGGAGATGGAATATTGGGTGCGGGACGGCCAGATCAACGAGATGGGTGTCTTCACGCCAAAGCGGGACATTGTTGCGGTGGGGAACATTCTCGCTACGGTGCCGATCTACAAGAGGGAATCATGGGCGAGGATGTACGGTCCATGCTGGATCGCGGCAATCTGGAAACCCCCGATATCCGAGCGGTCGCACTTTAACCTATACGGCGGGGGAGTCCCTTGGGCACCATACGGAGACTGGCAACCCCTGGAGAACATGCGAATCAAACGCGGCAAGGTTCCGTCCGAGGATGCCAATTACGTCCTGATCCACGTCCTCAAAACCAATCTGGGAATGACGTTCGAGGACCACAAACGCGAGGGCGAGGCAATCAATCAGCAGGTGCTGGAAGAGAAGACCAACCGCATCGGCGAAGAAATGGACGACATGCTGGATGCCCCGACGCTGCGAGTGGGGAAGGGTTCAGTCAGCTTCGGCGGAATCTAGCCGTCCCGTTCCTCTAGGTAAGCAATGATAGCCGCGATCAGCGTATGGGGATCTTTCAGCAGGTATTCAGCATGGCCAACATCGCTGTAGTCAATTTTGGTGATCGTTCCCAAAAAGCGGAGCATAGCGCGGTCGCTTGGCGTCTCTGCCTCTTTCGATTTACGCACTAGTTCATCGACGATGTCTCGCTGAAGTTCCAGGATTCTTTCTGAGGCTGCCATGTTCACAATCCTATCGCACTTGGCGGGGATTAGGGCTCGGTTGGATGAGATCCCCACTCTTTGTGACGAAGAAATATCGGAGCTTTTCTTGATTGGACGAAATATCCAAACCAAGCGCATGGCCCCAGTCATTCGGAGTAATGAAATCGATCCGCTCTTTTGGTTGATTTCTGTTGAGCATAAAGCGCACGCCTCCGAGTGTTGGTGGATGCTGACGGAACACTTTAACAAGCGGTAGTGAAAACAGCATCCGGAACAGGCCGCGCCTTGACAATTTCATACACACATTCTAACGCAATTCAATCCTGAATAGGAGAACACAACAATGGATGTATCCAAGTTTTCAAAAGACGACCTCAGGCGCCCATCGGTAACGGTAGCGTCAATTTATCCACTGCCGCTGCAGGAGCGCCGGCCCTTCACCCCGGTGGGGCTGTTCACGCTGGCTCCCGCGGCGATCCCATACGTCGAAGGGGAGTACAAGTTCATCGTGATCCCGCATTGCTCCCAGTCAACCTACGGCGGGGAGAATGTAGGTGTCTATCCGCATCCGATCTATCCGATCGTGATTGCGAATGATCTGAAGGAATGCTGGTGCGATCGCGTGCCACTGGCTACTCCTGATGCTTGTCCAGGGGTCTTCGTATGCGAAGAGTCAAAGCCCAGCAAGCTGGAACTCAGCACCGCCTACAAACGCCAGTGGAACTGGGGCATGAAGATGGTCGAAGAGGCCGATGCCTGGCACCGGGACAATAAGGCCAAGTACATCCAGCCGATTCACCGCATCATGGCGCAGTGGCTGAAAATCTCGGACAAGCCGTGGCTGCCCGAAGCGCACGGTGAACGGAAGGCCTGCCCGGCCTGCCAGTCCTACATCCCGGCCGCGGCAGTGGTCTGCCCACGTTGCCAGACGCAGATTGCGGAGTTCCCGCAAGAGCTCGCGCGGCTCAACCAGCCAGCGCCGCCGACATCGAAGCGGGAACCATTGCATCCGTAGTAATAAATAGGGAGATTGCAGAGCGAAGTCGGAACAGTCTTTAGCTGTGTGAGGCGTATCGTACAAACTGACTGCTATGCCTCTGGGAACTTCCTCGGACATGAACGGCAAGAATGTTGACCCGATTCGGTTAACAGGCGAGGTCACGCTCAAAGAGTATTTGATGGACACCATCAATGAGCGGGATCGCAAATACGAGCAACGTTTTTCTTCGACCGATAAAGTAATCAGCGACCTTGGCCAGTCGATCAAGGAAGCATTGAATACGGCTCTGTTGAGCACAAAGGACGCTTTAGAAAAGGCAACCGTCAACACCAATCAGGCACTCACGACCGCGAATGACAACATCAGACAAGCGCTTGGAGCGCTCGACAAGAGATTCGAAGCGGAATCCCTGGCACGTTCCCAGATAGCCAGCCAGTTGAGCGACTTCGCCAGAAAATCAGAAATAGAGCAGATGTTGCAGTCGATGGAGAAAGCCGTGGTCAAGGCAGACATGGCGACGGAGAAACGCTTCGACGCGGTAAATGAATTCCGCAACCAATTGTCAGATCAGCAGAATACTTTTGCCAGGAGGAGCGAAGTTGAAATTGAAGTCAAGGCGTTGTCGGCGAGAATTGCGATTGCAGAAGGACTCGCCGCTCAGCAAAAAGGGAAAAGCGAAGGCGTGTCGAGCACCGGGGGATTGTTCCTAACGATATCGCTCGCGGCTGTGGCGATTTTGGTAAGCGTCATAGTAGCCGTTATCAGCCGTTTTGGATTGCCGCACTAGAAGTAGGGAAAGGACAAAACAATGGCTCACAAATTCGTGAAACTCAATCAGGCGCAGGTGGATGCCTACAACGCATTCTTCACTATCTGCCGGACCTCGACCGATCCGAATGTGACGGCAGGGCTGACAGCACTTGAGAAGGCGTTGGACGATGCCGAGGACAAATCGGATCAGAGCGAAGAACCTCCCGGAGATGTCCCATAGCCCAGGGAGACCATAATGGACTACCAAACCGTTGTCGGCAGCGGCGGTATGAGTGCCTTCGTCTGGGCGGCCGCGCAATTTTTCAGAGCCATCCGCACGCGCCGCGCAATTGCTATAAAAAACGGCGATGCGCTGGACCTGGTCCGCTGGAAAGAGACTGTCAACTCAACGCTAGGCACTCTTACTCGTCGCATCGCCGACGAGACCGCCCGCATTGATGAACTCAACGCCCAATTAGATAGGGCAGAAGGATCGTCGGACACCATAGCTGCTCGGGTGGACGGTATGGTAGGTAGGATTGAATCCGTGGCCACTAGAATTGAATCGGCGGCCGAGATGGGGCTATCGAGGATTCAATCTGTTTCGGAAAGGGTCAATCATCTTGAGGACGACGTGACCATTTTGCGTTCTGCCGAGCAGGTGAACTTGCAGGAGATACGACGCCTGGGGCGCCGACTCGCGGAGGCAGAGATTTGACGGCCGCGACCCATATAGCGAACAACACTATCGCCACCGGAGCGAAGATTGCGTTGGTCTGGGTGAACAGGTAATGACCGATCGGGCGCGAGAGCGTATGGTCGGCAACTAGTAGCATCAGCAGGATCGTGTGAACCACAGGATAGCGTTCACAAGAAAACGGTTTTATGACCAGGTACATCAGCCAACCTAGCAGAAATCCAAAGGCCGCGGCGTAGAGCAAATCCCGGATCAACAGGAAAACGGCAAAGAGAGTAGGAGATGGCGGATGAAAAACCAGGGATGCGAACCAGACCCCCAGTCCGATCAGACAGGAAAACAGCAGTTGCCGTTCGCGGGCCGGAAGCCATTCGGTAGACCAATAAAACGCCTCGTACACCGCGCAGACCATCATTGCCATGACAGCAGACTCGAGGAGCAACCAGCGAGACGCCCACCAAGCCATATCGCCCGGAGCGTGCATCCAGACGGCCTGCCAGATCAGCAGTAGGACGTAGGTAGCAAACGCAAAGTGGCCCCGCGAGGTCTTCCAGAAATACCAGAGGTAAATGGCCATGACGATTATCAGCACGAAGCGGAGAACGTCATGGGCCAGCGGCACGTTGGCTCTATTCTATACGCGGACGGTGATACATGGGTAGACTCTTAAACCTCGACTGGGATCAGTGGGTGTACGGCTTGTTCGCGGCCTTCATCGGAGGCGGCTCTGGGGCTCTGTCGGGCGGCTTGGGGACGATAGTCGTTGACCCGAACGATTTTAACATCCAGCATCCGGCCCTGCTGTTGAAAGTCATGTTCTGGACCTTCATATTTTCCGGCCTGCCGCCGTTCTTTGCGTATCTGCACCAGAAACCGCTGCCAGCCGTGAAGACCGTGACCACCGTAGAAACTACGGAGAAGCGCAAGGACCCGCCAGCGGTGATCGTAACGACGGTAGAGGAAACGAAGATAACCAAATGAATGGACAGACTTTCAAATTGACACTGGCTGGACTCGCACTCGTACTGATGATCCTCATATTCGCGGCGACGGCGCACTGCCAGACGATTCCTCCCGGCTGTAAGGTAAACCCTGACGGAGCGTCCTACACCTGCCCGATCCCAAAGCCCGCGCCTGCCGTTGTGCCTCCTGCTCCGGCGCCCACTGCCGAGCCGATTCCGGTGATTACCGTCCCTGTTCCCGTATCGACTCCGACAACCACTGAATTGCCGCCGAACTTCTACGCCGCGGGCGCTGGCTGGAACCAATATGCTCACCCGCAGATCAACGGCTGGGCTTCGATGGCGCATCTGATCTCGACGCCGGGCGTGGGCATCTATTCGTACTCGACCTACGACGTGACCTCTCGGACGGCGAGACCGTTCACAATCCAGACAAGTACACGAACCGGCTTCGCCACGTTGGTTCGGAGATACGGGCCAGTGAGCATCTTCGGCCTCGGAGACGCGGGCGTGGCTCTAAGCGGGACAAACCTGGGCGGGGCATTCTCCGGCGGCGGCGTTGGAGTCATCAAGATCGGCAAGAGCGCCTGGTGCGTTGTGCTGGGGGCGCGGGTGCTGAAGACCGCCATCAGCTCGACGCAGACGATATATGAAGCTGGGATAGGGAGAAGTTTTTAGTGGCCCACTTATAACTATCCCGTGGGTATGCCGGGTGCACCATTACGTGCCAAGTGAGCCAAAGTCATTTTACGGCATAAAGGCAGGTGATGCAAATTGACATTTGGAAACAGGGTACGACTACAGTTCTCCCCGGCCTTAATAATCACGATCACGATATGTGCATTGTTGGGGCAGAGCTTAAGCCGTGCTCAGATCCGCCCGCGCCCCGGCGTGGTAAGGCAGGCGGGATAGAGAAAGCCACGCGACATCGTGAGATGGGAATCCGGCGGAGTTCCTGAAGACATGGCAGCCCCGATCATCGGCAGTAACTGGAAGCGTACTCTGCTGGAACTCCAGGAAGGCTGGGACTTGGTGAATGCCAAACGAATAAGCGCGAAGGCCATAGCGGCTGTGGATGAGACCTCTGTAGTCCCATGTTCCGACGGCGGCCTTCAGCTTGAGATCCATCGTGACGGATTCGACATCGAGATCGAAATTTCCGAAGAGGGCAAGATCACCGGGGCCAGAGTATGCGCGGAGCGGATAGCCTAATGTCGCTGACTCAGGAACAACTCGATAACCTCTCAGCAGCCGCACAAGCGGCAGTGCAGTCCGAGGCTGCTACCGGCGTCCCGGCCGAACTGACTGTCCCGCAATGGATAGACGAATCGGGATGGGGGAGACATCAGCCAGGGAATAACCCCTTCGGCATAAAAGCAGTCGGAGACGAAGCGTACACACGTTGCGCGACCACAGAAGTGGTGGCAGGGGCCCAAGAGATAATCGACCAGAACTTTGAGGCTTTCCCCACACTGGCCGATGCTTTCACTCGTCATGCAAATCTCATAACGACCGGGACGTTCTTCCGATCGTCGTTCGAACAATATCAGCAGGACCGGGACTTCCCGGCTTACGTTCGGGCGCTATCGGCTCACTATGCTACAGACCCAGATTACGCCGACAAGATATTGACGTTGTCTCGCGGTCCGCACGTAACGGCAGCGATCCAATCTGCGAGGGGGAATATCAATTCGCAAGCAGGAGAATCGAACACATGATCGCATTCTGGAACTTCCTAAAAGGCAGGAAGACTTACATCGTTGGCTTGGTTACTATTCTCTACGCACTCAGCGGATGGTGGACCGGGCACCTGAGCAGCAAGGACGCCACCGACACGATCCTGGCGGCGCTCGGAGGCATGAGTCTGCGTCATGGGATCTCGGGTGTCGTTGAGAAGATGATGCTCTCAGCCGTATTCAAGGACACGATCAAGAAGGCTTTGGATAGCGCGCCTAAGGCTCAGGATATCGGGAAACAATAGGTCCGTCTCTCGGGGTGGTCGTTTATGATCGCCTTCAGCTTCTCTCAGCAATGTCAGAAAGAACGTGATGAACTTCGCAGAATCTTGGATGCTGAACCAGAGAAACCAGAGCCACGCGCTACACGCGAACGCTGGGAAGGCGAACGTATGCGGGTGGTCGATCTTCTCAACCGTAGCTTTTGGGACAAAGATGGTGAGGCCGATATCCTCACGGACCTGACGTATCACCTCCGCAAGTTGGGTCTGCTTTCAGCAGGACTTCTGGAAGCACGGAATCAAACGTAGACATCGCATTCAAACAAAAGGAGAACAACAGTATGGGAACATTTTGGGCCACCAGTGCGCCCGCAATTGCAGGCGGTTACCCTTCGCCGAACCAACCACGCGCCGATTTTACGCTCGTCCAGATCGCACAGATAAGGGTATTTCTTGGGCAAGCCATCGCCAGCCGGCGCCAGCGCATTTCTGACCTCGGCATCGTTCAGCCGCAGCAGCAGGCCGCGATGGATCTGATTGATCGGCTCAACGGTGAAATCGTTCATTTAGAAGGCATCCAGAACGATCCGATGGAAGGCGTACCCAACTATGCTCACCGGGTCTCTGACTGGACGGCGAACGCCGATAATCGCGCCGGTTTGCATCTGCCGCCTCCCGCTTTTCCTGAGCCGTCGCCTGCCCTCAGTGCGTATTGGCATAACGATATGGGCCAGACGGTCGGCTTGGGAGATATGCCGGCGCCGACGCCGGGCGGACCTTTAACAGCGGCGTTCTTCGCCGGAAAAGTAGAAGAGGCAAACATTCTGCTAACCGGAGGCGCACTAACAGCGCGGCTCGCCGAGATCGCTGCAGAGCAGAAGGCCGCGGGCGTTTAACTCTTCAGCGGCGCCCGTTTCCGTGAAAGGATGCGGGGTTTCTAGGCCCAGAGCAGGAACTTAGGAACGCCGCTGAACCCCAATACACCCCAATACACCCCAATACACCCCAATACACCCCACTAGATACCCCATTAGACCCCAATGATCCCCACTTTTGAAAATATCTGCGACCGAGCGCGCGCCCACTTGGGTGATACCGATGTGGCGGGCGGCGAGAAATACACCAACACCTATCTCACCCCGTACTTCGGAACGTTCTGGGAAGAGTTCTACGGCAAGATCGCAGCCATTGGCGGGCCGAAGATCAAGAATCGTGCCTACTACAACCTAGCGGCCTACACGACTCTTCTCAGTCCGGCCACCGCAGGAATCTCTGATTTTGGGGAACTGGTTGCTGGAGGGATGGTCGAGCGGGATGTGAACACCACCGCTTCGGTCTCCACAACCGATACGGGGACGCCGATCAAGGTGACCACAACGGCACCCCACGGGTGGGCGACGAATCAGGAAGTATTCGGATCAGGAGTTGTAGGGCAGACGGGAGCCAACGGTCGCTTTTTCATCACGGTAGTAGACCCATCCAACTTTACGCTCAATGGATCATCTTCTGGTGGTTCCTACGTCTCCGGTGGAACATTCACCGCCTCAACGGATCGTTTCACGCCGGTGGACGAAGTAGAAGACCTCGGAGAGCAAGACCCGACCGATCATTTGAGAATATTCGAATGGCGCGGAGACGTTTTCCGATTCATCGGGGCGACGGTTCAGAGGCAATTGGAGTTGACCTACACCGTGAGCGGAAATCCAGTCTCAACGGGGTCAGTAGCAGTAGACGGCTGCCTGAGCCTGGCGGCCTGTCGCACAGCCGGCCTAGCCGCGGATGCAAATGACTCTCCGCTGGCCCAAATTCTCAACACGATGGCGATGGGGCCGAATCTGAACGGAGATGGCGGCCTGATGTGGGATTTTCTGAACCCCATCATCAAAGCCGCTCAGGCAACACCATCGTCGCGGCGCAGATTCCGGGTACGTCGCGTCACCGCAACTGGCTTCGGTTTTCCGTGGTAATAGAACAACTTCAAAAACGGAAGTAAACAGCAACAATCCCAACACAAGAAGGAGATTTCAGCAATGGCACTTGGAGTCATCTTGTCCGTCCTCACACGGCGGCTTCGCAAGTATTACGGAGCGACGAACGACATCAGCAACATCGATGCCATCGATCTGCTAAACAACGATCCAATCAACGCTCGGAATGCGGCGAACACAGCAAACGTAGCACTGGTCAAATTGAATGCCAGCAACGTCACGGAATTCCCGAACGCATCAGGGAATCTCTTCGATGGCCCGGTTACCTTCAATGGAGCCGCCACCTTCAACGCTGGCGGAGCATTCAGCGATGTAACCACGCTGACGGCCATCACCACAGCGGGCGCTGGGACATATCTGGCGGCCGCGATTGCAGGCGCCGGTGAGGGTATCAATGTCATCACCCGCAATTGCAATGGCGCGAGCCGAACGGATACAACCGATACGGCAGCGGCTATCGTCGCCGCCATTACGGCAGCGGTAGTAGGATCGAGCGTCGAATTCATTGTGGAGAACATCTCATCAGCCGGCCAGACCATCACGGTGGCTGGAGGAGTCGGTGTCACGATTCCCGGCGATACCGACCTGACCATCCCGTCCGGAGCCAGCCGCACGTTTGTGCTTCGCTGCACGAATGTTACAGGAGGCGCTGAAGCATGCACGCTGTACCGCGGCTACCGAACAGGTAGTTCGATAAACGACGCCAACGGTCTGCCGGTGATCGGTATCGGTACCACAGCCAGTGCCGTTAACTCCGTCACGGTCACCAACCAATCCACCGGAGTCAATGCCTCAGTCGCAGCAGCCGGTGAAACCAACACGGGCCTGGATGTGTCTGGCAAGGGCACTGGTGCGGTGAATGTCTTTACCGGCGGTGTCGCCCGCAAGCAGTTCGCGGTGATCGACACAGCCGGGACCATCATCAACAATCTGACGGTCACTGGAGCGGCGACCACCGCCCCTCCGCAGATCGCTATCGGAACCACCACCGATGCGAACGTGGGCATCACCGTAGCGCCCAAAGCTACCGGGGCGTTCAACGTCACACAGTCTGGGAACACAGGGCCTGGGCTATCGGTCGTTGGCGTCAGTTCTGCCGTCAATGGTCTGCTGGTCACTCCGGCAGCTACGGGCAGCCCTGCACTACTCTCCTCGGCGGTAGCTGGCGCGGACGCCAATGCCGGCGTAAATCTCAGCTCCAACGGCACGGGGGCGCTTTCTCTGGCGACGGGCAACAACGCCCGCGTCCAGGCCAAGATTATCGATACCGCCGGTACGATCATCAACCGCATCACGGTAACCGGAAATGTGACCACGGCAAATCCAATCGTGGCCCTGGATACCACGACTGACGCCAACGTATCGACCAGCCTGAACCTCCAAAAAGGCACCGGGACGTGCGTCATTAAGGCGCCATCCACTTTTCCGCAATCCGGCGTCACTTATGCTACCCCGACCTATGCTCTCGATACCACGCTCGGGACGTACATCGCCGGGGCGACCGCTGCTGGAAACGTAACAGTCAATGCAGCCACGGTTCTGGCAGCGGGGACCTGCCTAACGATGCAATTCACGTCTGACGCTGGTGGCGGGCGCGTTATCACATTCGGAACAGGTTTCCGTCCCACTGGAACTCTGACCCTCACCGCTTCCAAGACGCATGTGATCCAGTTCTGGTCCGATGGGACTAACTGGGTTGAACTGGCTCGTTCGGCCAGCGCGATCACCTAAAGCAGTAGGGCCGCCTGGATTGTTCTGGGCGGCCCGTTTTCATCACGAGCAAACTTCCGTGAGCTTAAAGGGGCTACAGACCTACGAACAGCGCGACTTTGGCGGGTTGTGGTCACTACCCGACCCGCCGGATGTCGATGCGCGCGGAGCACTGGCGGCTCAGAACTGTATCTTCAACCCAGGCATGGTAGGGAAACGGCCTGGCTTTTTGAAAATATACTCGGTACCCCTTGTCGGTGGCGTAACTGTTGACAGTGTCTTCGCCATGTTCAATTGGGTCTCAGAACTCGGGGACCTTTTGGCCTTCAAAACGCAACTCGCCGGGGTTCAAATAATGGACATCGGCGGAAACCCACTTACGCCGACCGTCGTCGATACGGCGCACATCGCTGGCGGTAACGCATACACCGCGACCTTTTACCCGGCCGGAACGAGATTAACGTATGTCCAGTGGTTCGGGCAGACTATTTCCAACTTGCCTGGATTTGTCGGGTCTCATCCTGGGAATGTTCTGAAAACTGCGGCGGGTACATGGGTGGCAGACTCCATCTGCTCTCCACCGATGACTTATTCGGTTGCGGCGACGGAACCGGCTGGCGGGATCATAACCGCAGGACTGCACAACATCGGTTATCGCATCCTGGATCGTTCGGGGTATCTCGGCAGGCCGTGTCCAGATAGCGGGGCGACCATCCCAACACCCCAGACCTTTGTGCCAATCCAGTTCACGTCTTCTGGAGGAAAGAACCTTTCAATCACGCTCAACCCCGGCGGCGGCGGATGGCCGGTCAATGGATATCAGGTGCAGATCATCATGTCGCCGGTATCTAACCCAAATAAATACTACCTTGTGCCGGGCGCCACGGCTCTGCTCCCAGTGGGAGGCGGGGCTGCGTCCAAAACTATCGCATGGTCGATTGATGACGCTACGCTCATCCAGACGCGCGGCGCCGAATGCACAAATTCTTTGAATCTCTATTCGCAGGGAGTCGGTGGTACTAACCTGTTGGAATGCTATCACGTGACCGGAGCCGGGAATCGAACTTTTTACCTAGTAAAGACGACGGATCAACTAGGTAATGCAACAAGTCAGGTCATTATCTCAGATCCAGGATCTCCCCAAACATTTAGCAGCGATCAGCACTTCGTAGGTCTGCCCGGTGGCAAACAGGTGATCTCGGTATTCGATCTTCTCGGGACCACCTATTTGCTGGGTCCGCACTGGACCTATCGCACGGCTGACAACAACGATCTGCCATCCACCTGGCCGGGGCCATTTTTAGTGGACGGCCAAAAAGGTACGCTACACCCACGGGCCGTATCGGTCAGCCCGTCAGGGGCTTATGCTTGGATTGCGGACGGAAGTGGGTTGTACTACTTCGACGGTAACTATGCCCCGCTTCCGATCTCATATCTGCAGAGCCCTGATTGGAACACGATCAACTGGACTACCGAGCCTTACGCGATCTGCCTGAAAGATGATCCGGTTAATCACCGCGTATATTTTTTGGCACCGCTGCTTGTCGCTCCTCAGACTGTAACGAATTTCATTATGGTTTGGGACTACACGAACGGTTTGGGTCCATATGATGTCAAGTATTCTAAATGGCCGGCGCCGGCCGGTCCTTATGCCATCGAACTCGTGGAAAATGATCTTCATGGCACAGCACAAATGCGGGCGTTGGAGCTCTGGATTGCTGGCCAATATGCGATTGAGAGACTGACGGGCACCTTTGATGCTCCCGTATACCATGACCACGATGCACAGGCAGGAACAGCCGTTGTCATTGATTGGCAGTACGACCCACCTATGGCGCCGCGGCCCTCCACGTCGGCCACTTTCCAGGGAGCATCTTCCGGCAGCGGGACCGGGGGAGAGTGGTTGAAGTTTCAGAATGCTCATCTGCGCGTCAAGGGAACAGGGACTTTACAGACTACGATTTACAGCTACGACCGGGCTAAGAATGCCGTGCTGAGCAACATCACGCTGACTGCTTCGCCCGATAAACCCATCCTGCGACGATTCAGTATGAATTCTCCGGGGCTGATCTATCACTTCAGAGAAAACACCGTGGATGGAAATTGTGTTCTGTCTGGGATTCGCACGTACTACAACCTCTGGGTGAGCAACGTATGAGCACTCATCCAGAATACGACATCAGCTCTTACGTAGCCGTAATTCGCAGCAAAACTCCTGGCCCAGTAGGGCAAGCGATCGCAGAGGCAATCCAAAAGACCCATGATGCCGTAGGGGCAGCCTTTAATCAATTCAGCGCCTTGTTCCAAGTCGGGCAGACGCAGGACTACTCGGCAGACTCCTTGGCGATCCGCAATGTCACAAAGCGTTTCACATTCGCGGATGCACCGGACATTCAGAATGTGCCGGCGGCCACTTACCAGATCGTTGTACTTGGAGATTGGGTACGGTTGAACAATACAAGCGGCGGAGCGGTAACGCTTACTTCGGCACCTACGATTGCGGACGGGAAGAACGGGCAGTGTGTCGAATTGCTGAATGTGAGCGCGAACAACATAATTTTTCAGGACCAGGGCACGCTGGCCGGGAGCAATCTGCGGCTGTCGGCCAACACCATCACGATTGCGACCAGAAGCTCCTTGTTGCTCCGTTTTTCATCTGAGATCGGAGACTGGGTGCAGCGAGTTCCTAATGTCCTCTGACCAATTCGTTTCTTCAGACGTCAGGTTCAGGTACTTGATCGAAATGTTTCCCTTACCAAACGGGTTCGTAAACGTGTAAGTGATCGTGTAATGGATCTCGAAATCTTTCTTTGGGTGATGGCTCCATGGCAGGATCATCAACCCTGCTACAAATAAGAGAATCATGTCTTATTTGATAGTGCGCTCAAGCGGCGAGAAGTTACAGCACTCATTTCCAACCCTCTGATTCTAAGACGCAAATTCCATATGGCGGTAAGGCAATACTACACGATGCCGGATGCGGCAACCCAGGCGCAGATTCAAGCGGCTGGGGACACGATCCAGGTAATCCCACGTCCCACTTCGCCCTACGCGCCCGCCGGGACCTCGGCTCCGGCTCCGAACGCGCCAGGAACCACGTTCGGCTCTTCGGCCTTCCAGACGAAGCCAACGAACACTCTGAATGGGGTGGTATCTCCCCTGAATCCGGCGGAATACGGCACACAATCTGGTGCTGCGCAGATTGCCCAAATGTTCTTTGGCACACCCGTCCAACTGCCCAATACTTTTACCGGGCCAGGGGCTAGTTCGCCGACCCAGTGGGGGGTGAAAATAGGCGGTACAACCTACAATGCTGGTCTGCTGGCAGACAGCATCAATCGTTATGGCGCTTCTTATGTGGCGGACCAAATTGGCAAGGAGCCTAACCAAGCAAATCCATTAGGGAACCCGAACGCTCCTGGGGTTCCATTTACTCCACCGGCAGGCGCCCCTCCTCAGGCTCCGCCAGTTCCGCCGAAGACTGCGGCGCCTGTTCTGCCGCCATCGGGGACCGCATCTATGCCAGTGGCTACTCCATCTGACGGTGGTGGGGGAGTTGCTGGGAATCCTTATGATCCAAACCGAATTGCGGGCAATACCTACATGCCGCCGGCCGGCCCATCCTACCCGCCATTTCCGCCGGCTACTGGTCCGGGATTAGCCGGTCCATCGGGTGGTCCAAACCCGGTTTTGCCCGGTTCCACAGGGTCGATGCCGCCACCAACATTGCCCGGATCGACTGTGGGGAACGTGAATGTCGGGACACCTCCCCCGATCGGCCCATATACCGGGAGCACAACTTATCCTACGCTTCCAGGGGGCTATCCTGGGCCGCAAGTAGGAACAGGAGACAAGAACCTAGCTGCGGAGCTCGAAAGTCAGCGCCAGATCGCCCTATCTGGGGGTACGGGGCTTCAGGACCAGTTCGCCAGCTACACAGCCGCTAACTTGGCTCGGACTAAGGCCCTTCAGGATCAACTGGCAGGCATCTACAACCCACTTCTCGAAGGAAAAGGCGGATACAATCCTACGGAAACTGCCGCAATTGAGGGGAACCCGCAAGCCGGCGTTCAGGCCTTCCAGCAAGGTGCTGCCGGGATGGATACTGCCGTCGCCGGAGAAGGAGCGGCGGTCAATAACGCGCTCGGCACGGGAGCGGCCAACGTAAACCAATACATCGATCCGAACCAGTTGACCTGGACGCCTGAAATGACCGAGGCGATGGTCAACCAAGCCGCCCGGTCCGTAGGTGCCAACACCCAAGCCGAGGAAGACGCCATCCGGCGCAACGCCGTAGCCGCCGGGAACGTCACTCCCCAAGCTCTTGCCGCGATGGAAGACCGTGCCAGGTTAACCGGAGAGGTCAATTCCGCCGATACGATGGCAAATGCCCGTCTTGCGGCACAGCAAGCCCGTCTTAGCGCCGCTCAGGCCTATGCCAACCTGGGAGCCCAGAACGCGCAGCAGACCGCCCAGCGCAACACAGGGGCACAACTCGAGCTCGGCGCGCAGGGGATAGGAGCTAAGCAGTACGAAACCGGCCTTGGAACTTCCGCGGCTCAAACCGCTGAAGGGGAAGCCTCCCAGCGTGGCACCACAGTCGCGAACCAGGAGCAAGGGCAAGCTGCTGAGGCCCGGAACAACTATCTGGGTGGTCAGGAGTCTCAGGCGAACCAAGGCGCACAGGTAGGCCAGCAACAGCAGACGGGAGCCTATACTGCGACGACTTCAGGCTCGAATCAGGCTGGTGGGCTACAAGTTGAAAACAAGGCAGTTAACCAGAACAATCCAGGATCGATCCCGAATGTCATATTCGGCCATGAGAAAGGCGCCACGATTGAAGGTCCGCAACTTTCTCTAGTCGGCGAGAAGCCAGATCCGCAGTCCCCTACCGGCTATGCTCCTGAGGCCATTATCAAAGTCGGCCCTCCGCGATACGGGATGGGTGGGGTAGCGATCCCGCATGTAGGTAGTGCACCGCGGTTGCCTCATTTCGCTGCTGGGCCGGCACCGCGATACGGGATATCGCCTTCCTCGATGCCGCGGATGATGACTCGCTCAGGTTTCCAGAGGATTCTGCCACGCTTTGAAGATGGAGGCATTGTCGAGCCTGTTCCGATGGCAGATGGTGGGACGGTCGATACCGATCCACCGTGGCTGAGACTGGCCAAGCAGTATGCTCAATCGCGCGGCGGTCTCATGGGGTTGGCCGCTAACCTGGCGGAAGCCTACAAAAAGGACAAGTCAAAGGATCAAGGCACTTCAGGGTCGCAGGGGAAGAAACCGCCCTTCGGCTCGGGGCCGTCAGCCGATACCCCCAAAACAGATACGGGCATCCCCCGTTCTCCTGGCGTTGAGGCCGATACCGCGCAGTATCAGGGCACGACTCTTCCGTGGATCTTTCGGGACAACCCCTACCCGGCCACGCATGACGCCCTGACTTTCAGCCCGCGGCCATCATCTCCGTTGCCGATTCCAAAGCTCGGTATGCCTCGAGGCGGGACGGCCAAGCAGAATCCACCGACGAATACGCCGCCGCAGATCAACATTGGCCAGCAGCACTTGCCGCCGCCCCCTCCGATAGGCGGAAGTGGCGGAGGCGGAGGTGCAACGCATGAAGGGAATTCGAGCAGCACGATTCAGTTCGGAGGAGAAGTTCCAGACCCTACCGCTCCTCCTCCTCCGGGCGAGGTGATGCCGACACCTCCTAGTACGCTTAACCCTGATGTTGGCAGCACGATCCGGTATGGCGGTGAAGTCCCCACCGATCCTAGCGTTGGCGGTCTCCCCGCACCAGGGAACGACCCGATCAACTACCCCGGATGGACACCTGATCCAGGTCTCCAAAATCCAGGTGTGACAGATCCCAGCATCGGTGTTTCCTACGGCCAGTTGCCGACCGATCCAAACGCCGGCGGGACCGGAGAAAATCTTCCGATCACGACCCCTGATCCTGGATCTGGAGGCGATATTGTAGGCGGCGGAGGCGCGGGTCTTGGTGGTGGTTATTTCGGTGGTGGGGATTTTGGCGGCTATTACGGTTCCGATCCCGGTGGCCCGCCACCGGAGTTTAATGCTGGCGAAGCTCGCGGTGGCGTGTTCGCCCCGAGGAGTCGGCCCGGAGAACGGCTGTTCACGCCTCCCAAGTCTACACGGTATGGGAAGACTGAAATCGTCGACCACCCCACCGTCATGGAATTGGGCAAGCGTCAGCCAGAGGCCGTGATGCCGTTGAAAAAGGGCGCTCCAGGGGCAAGGGTTCGCCCGACAGATATTCCAAAGCTCGAACGGCGCTACGCGGCGCGGTAAATCTCGATGCCTTACGATCCAACTACAGGCGAGTGGTACGACGACGCAGGCATGATGCCGCCGCCGAATCCGTTGAATGTGGCGACGATGGGTGGTGGTCCTGTCATGCCGCCGCCAATGCCGCCAGCCGGGATAGCACCAGGCGGTGCCGCACCGACAACTCCGTACACGCCCGGTCCAAAGGTGACTGATTATCAGAACCGTGAACAGCAACTTCAGGACCTGCTGGCTAAACAGGCTGCGGCTCCCGGCTGGCAAAAGGGGCTGCGAACCCTCGGTGGGGTGGCGACGCAATTCTTCCTGGGCAGGCGTGCTCCCGGTGCTGCGGCGGAGATTGCCCAGAACATCGAGCATCCCGGCGTATCGGCACGGTTGCAGCAGTTGGGACTTGCGAAGCAATCGGCCAATGAAGAGCGCATGAACGAGGCCATGCTGAACCAGGCGGCCTACCGGCGGGCCATTGGAGAAGCAAGGGCACAGAACGCGGCCACCCAAGCGAATGCCCGCGGATGGCGCCCGATGCCTCCGCCGAACAATGTTCCACTCACCGGGCTTCAGGATATCCCGGCTTTTGCAGGTGCTACAACTCCGATGCCCGCACCGCTGCCACCAGCTTCAATTGAATCGACGGTACGCGGCCAGAAGGGATTTATCCCACCGGCGAGCGTGATTGAGCAGGAGAAAAAACAGACGGATGCCCAGGCTGCGCGTGATGCTCGCCAAGCACAGTTGGATCAGTTCGGTATTCCGACGCCTGCCGCAATCAAGAAGGCATTCCCGACCTATGGTGACAAGATCCTCCCTGACGAGCTTCCGAAGTTGGAGGCGGCGGCTGTCACAGCGAACAAACTGAATCTTCTACAGACCACAAACCCAGATGATCTTCAATCCACTGTGGACAAGATCGTCGATAAGAAGAAAGCCCCGGAGTTGAACGCGCGAACCCACACGCTAGTGGCGGCAGCACTGGCCGAAGGTGATGTGGTGGCTGCCAAGGATGCCGTGAAAGCTGCCGCTAAGGAAATCAGCGCCACGGAGACGGCAGTCGCCACAGCCAAGGCAACATCTCCGATCAAAATTTACACCGCTGGGCAAACGCAAGCTGCCCAGACTGCCGCTGGGTTCTCTGACCCTGGAGGAACCGCTGGGCAAAATCTCACGGGAGAAGACTATCTCGCAACCTTGCCGAGGGGTCTTCAGAAAACAGTGAAGGCCATCGCTGAAGGACGGCAAGCTCCGATCACTGGATTTGCCATGACTCGTGGTCCAGGCGCTCAGATCATGAACGCTGTGAATCACTACGATCCGCAATGGAGCGCTCAGCGTGCAGAGATTCGCAAGGCCTTTACCACCGGGACGGATGGCAAGAACATCGGTGCGCTGAATACTGCGACGGTCCATCTGGATCAACTGTCGGATGCGATTCAGGCGCTGAATAACGGCACATTCCAGCCTGGGAACGCTGCGTACAACTACTTCAAGACTATATTCGGCAAGGCCCCCCCAACGAACTATGCGGCATTGAGCGCGGCGGTATCTGGCGAAATGGCGGCAGCCCTAAAGGGCAATGCCACCGATGTGGAGATCGCCACGATGAAGAAAAACATGAACGACGCGCAATCTCCTGAACAAGGACTGGGGGCGATCGACACGAATCTGCATATTCTCGGCGCCAAGATGAGCACCTATCAGCAGCGATACAGCCAGCAGATCCCAGGCGATAAAGTATGGTCTCCTGTGCTGCCAGCGGCTCGCTCTGTGTTTGTGAAGCATGGTTTTGATCCTACCGCTGCAACTCCTCCACCGAGCCAAGGCGGCATTAAGGTGACCGATCCAAACGGCGGCATCCATACGTTCCCGGATCAGGCATCAGCGGATCGCTTCAAGCAGTTAGCGGGGATCAAGTAAGCATGGCCGGACAAACGATAGATTACGACGCGCTGGATCGACAGGCACGAGGTCTGCCGCCTGCCGCGCCCGCGCCGTCTCTCGGGCCTCCTGGTGGGAAGCAACCGATAGACTATGCGGCTCTTGCGAAGCAGGCCGGCGCAATAGACTCTGCGCCCCCGCCCGAGGGACCAGGTGCGGTAAGCCGTTTTGCATCTGGCGCCGGTGATATTGCGAAGGCAACTCCGCAGGCATTCAGTCTTCCGCCGACGATGACATTAGGCGGAGCGTCGACGGGACTGGTAGATCCAAATCTCATCGAAGGACAGATCCAGCGATCCAAACAGAAATTATCTGAAGCCGGTACGGCTTTGAATGCACCGGCTAGTGATCCTGGACAGATGTTTCGGAATAAGGCTCGCGCCGTTCTCAGCACCGCCGAGGCTATCCCTGGATTCGGCGATGCGCTCAGTTACATAGAAGACAAAGTTAGGAACAAGGACTGGGCTGGGCTTGCCGGGGCGGGATCAATGATCGCCCTGCTTCATGGTGCGACAAAACTTCCCGAGAATATAAAGTTGCCGGGTGTTGAACCCAGACTCACACCGGCAGGCACATCGGCTGTCCGCTTCGCCGAAGAGCAGAACATCCCCATCAGTGCGGCAACACGAACGGGTAACCGAGCCGTTAAGAACGTTCAGGGTGCCGTCGCCAATGCTCCCGGAGGCGCGAATGTAGCGCAACAGGCGGTGGAAAATACCCGCGCTCGAATGGGGCAGGTGTCGCAGAATCTGGCAGAGCAAGTAGCGCCAGGGGGTATCACGACACCGGAAGGTGCCGGCGCGGCGGTGACGAAACAACTCGCAGCGGCCAAATCGTCTCAGGCCCAGCAGGCTCGCGGGGCTTATGCTCGACTCGCAGCAATCGAGCAAGATCCTGCCAATATCAAGCCAATTCAAACTGGGGTAAAGACCGTCCAGACCGGCGTCTTGGATCAGAGCGGGCAACCCATCACACGATCCGTCCCACAGGTAGAGCAGATGGCGATTCCGGTCAGCATGGGAGACGCAAAGACATCTTTGCAGCCCATCTATGACCGACTTAGCCAAGACATGCCGCTCGCGCAACAGCAAGCTTCCCGTGGCCTGAAGGCAATCGGCAACATCATCAACGGTCCCGATACACTCCCGGCAAGCATCGCAGAAGACAACTTGGGAGCTGTTAAAGCTATCCTCCGCGAGAACGTGAATGAACGAACTAAATACCTAGCCAAGCAGGCGATAGATGCCTTGGCTCCTCAGGTTGAGTCGGCGGTTTCTTCTGCCGGTCCCGACGCGATAGTGGCTCTTCGAGAAGGTAGAAAACTCACTGCCGCGAAATATGCAACGCAGGCCACGATGGATCAATTGAATGTTGACGAACCTGTACGCCTCTTCAATCAGCTGACGCAAAAAGGCGACATGAACATCAGCCTGCTCCGTGACGTTCAAAAGAATGCGCCCGAAGCCCTCCCCGCAGTAGGTAGAGCCACCCTTGAAGGTCTATTCGACAGCGCTCTCAATCCAGAAGGAAAACCCGGCGCCCAAACTGCCCTGTCTTCGTGGAACAAGATGGGCGATGCCACCAAGAGAATCCTCTTCCGTGATCCAAAGTTGATAAGCAAGCTAGATAACTTTTTCCAACTCGCCAAAATGGAGGCAGAGAACCCAAATCCCAGCGGCACGGCTTACGTCGCCGGTGCCGGATTGAATGTTCTCCAATTCGTTCACGGTCTCGGGTGGGTCGTGGCAAGTCCTAAAGTCGGGATGTCTATGCTCGGCACTCAGGCAGCCTACCTGATCGCCAATCGTGCTCTAGCGAGAATGCTCTACGACCCGGCTGGATCTAGTCTGCTCATCAGAGGAGCACGACTGCCGCTTGCTCCGAGTTCAGGGAATATTGCAGCCGTTACCGCAGGGCAAATTCTAAAATTGGCAGGCAAGGATGCCAGTCCTGTATCTCTACCGGCAGCGGCGGAATCCGAACAAGCAAAACCGGAAGAAAGTGCTTCTGCCAAACCCCCGCTTCCCCAAATGTCTAAGGGCGGCCTAGTGCTTCCCGGTAGGGGTCTGAAGTGGCACCGAAAGCTCAAGAAGTTGGCGCGCGGTGGAATCGTGGGCCCGCCAGCCACCGCAGTTCCGCCGGCGCCCCCGCCGCAACTGAACGCAGGTGGGGCGATGCCGCCGCCGACTCCACCGCAGAATCTGACGCCTGAACAGTATGGCCAGGCCGCGGCAGCATTCTTTCGTGCGGTAATTCCACCTCCGCAGAATCAGCCGATCATGCCACCGCCGGTGAATGTGGCACAAAGCCCGGATTGGGGCCTGAAGTTGCGGCGATCGCCCTATCGTCAACCGCCTCCAAAACCGCCAGCGACAATCGCCATCGCACCATCGCAGATCACAAAGTAGTTTTCTAAGGAGACATCAATGCCAGGAGTTCAAGTTAACCAAAGTCAGGGTCCGGCCCCGAGAGCCTATCAGATAATCTCCGATTACGGTGGCGGAACTAACCTGATTTACACTGGATACGCAGATTCCGATCAACTGAAGGACCAGGTGATATCTGTCTCTGCGGCATCCAATGCCAGTCCAGTATCGTTCACCGCCACTTCTCACGGTTTTGACTACCAGTCTCTTGCAACCGCTACGCCAGCCGTTAAGATTACGGGAGGAACCGGGAACTGGGCTGCCATCAACGGTGTCTGGATCGCTACGCCGACGAGTGCAAACGCCTTCACGATACCTGTGGACTCCACGGCTTTTGGAGCTTTAACCGGGACACTTGTCGTTACGACTCGCGCACCGCTCACATCGAATGCGGTCTGGGCCATCTCCAAAAATGTATACGACGCCGGGGGAAAACTGATCTGGGCCGGTTGGGCTGCGGCAGTACCGGGGGCAGGGACCTCGGCTCTAACTGCCGGTAGCCCAGCGCAGAAATTCATCTGGAATAACCGCACAAGCCTTGCCTACAGCTAGTAGGCATCAGGAGAATCAAACCAAATGACCCGAACACTGCTGCTGTTATTCCTAGCAATCTTCATTTGTCTGCCGGCCTTTTCTCAATGCGGCGTTATGGCTGTGAACCCGCGGACGCACTTGCCCGACTGTACTGGGGTAAAGGTTGTTACTTCCATGCCCGTGCTGCCGGCGGCTACGGTAGCGTTTTCCGCGACGCCGAATTACGTCTGCGGATCGCCGGTCGCCAATACCGCATTCGCAATCACGGTGACAGGGGACATCACAGCACCGACTATTGATACGACTTGTGCAACACCCGTCGGAATGCTCTTGCAGTTCCAGTACACAATGGACAACAACGCGACGAAACATGCGGTGTCGTGGCCGGCGGGGTTCAGCAATGCGATTCCGGTGGACAACAGGCCAAATGTCGTGACCGTCGAAACGCTCTGGTATAACGGCACCACAGCATACCCGCAGGGGTATTGGACCAGCGGCACGGGGGTCAACAGCCAAACCGGAGCCAACTACGCAATCACCGCGCAAGATACCATCCCTGGTTTTGTGAACCTATCGAATGCCGCTCCGCAGACACCTACCCTGCCAAACGCCAATACAATGCCGGGAGAATTTCTGCTGGTTGTATCAAATAGTGGGGCCGGAACTCAGACCATCACTCCATCGGTGTCTACGTTTCAGAACGGCGTAACGAGTATTGCTCTGCTGAACGGTGAGAGCGTATGTATTTCAACCGATGGGACCAACTACTTCCTTGGTTGCCAGGGCCACAACCCGTCTCAGTTGAACGGCGCTACCATCCCTGCCTCGGCCAATGTTGCTGGGACTAATTCCAGTAAACAAATCGTCGCGGCAACGGCCCACGGGATAACAACTCCACTTGTCTGTGCAGCAGCGGGAGCTTCAGGCACGGCATATACGTGTTCCACGACTCCTACCTTCGTGCCGGCAGCTAAGGACACAATTTTGTTCTGCCCCGATGTAGCCAATACCGGGGCGTCTACGCTCGTGGTCAATTCACAAGCGGGCACACCCGCGATCCAAAAACAACAGGGCCAAGCTGCGCTCGTCGCTAATGATCTTCGAGCATCTCCTGTAGGATGCACGCCCGTACAATTCGACGGGACCAACTGGCAGACGATGGGAATTTCAGGGAACTCGCCGCCGGGGACAGCCGGGCGCTGGGCACCCTGCCTAGATTCCACAAAGACTGAGTGCGTGCGCGAGACGTTTTCTCACAGCACCACCGCAACTGCCAACCCTGGAGACTTGGGTTGGACATCGAGCCTCGCTAACAATGGAGCGGTGATTGGAACTGTAGTTGCGGGTCATCCTGGTATCATCACTCTCAGCTCCAGCACAACGGCGAGTGGTAATGGTTCATTATTCGTGAACATTGCCCAAAGCGCCACAAGTGGATTCTTCAATCCTACGACAGATCTATTTGACAATTTGTGGATTGCGCGCACTCCCACCAACGACGCCAATTTGCAAACTCGTTTTGGTATGCACGGAAACGCTTTAGGTAGCGGCCCAACCTTCCAACCCACGGATGGCGTGTACTTTGAGAAGTTAGCCGCCGATACTTCGTGGTTTGGGGTATGCCGAGTAGGAGGTGCCCAAACGAGGACTACTGCGGTGGCCGCAGTGGATACCTCGTTTCATGAATTCCATATCATCGCCACCGTAGCAGGGACCATTCAGTTTTCGATTGATGCGGGTACGCCGCAAACCTGCGCCACGAATGTGCCGAACATTGCAGTGGCACCATTCGCCACGATTTATAACAACGGCTCCGTTACCGATGAGCGCCTCGATTTGGATTACATGGACAACATTGTTTCTGGGTTGAGCCGATGAAAAAGCTGATCCTGTTATTTGTAGCTCTGGCTCCTGCATGGGCCAATACCCTCAACCCGCAGACTATCTACGAGGTTGATAACGCCGGGCAGACCAACCATCCCTTCAGCTACGGCGTGACGTTCAAGCAGGGGGACATCCCTTCGGGGGACTGCCCACAGCCTGCTACTGGGGGAACGGTCCAGGGCGATGGCACCGTAAGCGGCGCAAGCCTCATAGCCACGTACCAGTTCGACGTAAAGAACACTTGGCCTGACGGTAGTGTGCAGTGGGGGATCGTCAGCTTTTACAAGACGCTCACGGCGTTAAGCGCCACGTTGGTCAGCTTCAATCCCACCTCTGGCGCGTGCCCTACGAGCGGTGCTCTCACCCGCACCCAGATGGAGAACTTCGACAGCGCCCATTCAGGATGGGGAGCGCAACTGCTCATCACCGCCAACGGTACGACCGTCACAACGGATGCTCAGACTATGCTGGCTGACGTTGCGCTGGGATTCGGAACCTACTGCCAGATACAAACGTGGCTCTCGGGTCCAGTGGTCACCGCGATCCGCGTTCAGGACTGCACGACGGCCTACAAGTACGACTTCGGCTGGGCCTACAACAACACCGTGCCTCCTGCGATGGGCACGGCTTGCCCGCCTGGGAACGCCGGGAATACTTGTAGCCTCCATCCGATCTGGGATCTATACTTCTACCCCGGCCTGTCCTACAACACCGGCACGAACTCCTGCAACGCAGGCGATCCGTTCTGTGGCGTGAAGGTCACAATCACTCTCGAAAACGACTGGACCCAACGGGCGCAGAACCAACTCTACACGGTCAATCTCAAGGTTGGCACGTCCACTCCTTCGTCCGTGTGGACGCGGGGCAGCGGAGCTTCTACAGGCCGTGCCGTAACCGATGCTGTCGTCACCAATGGCAGCACGACCATCACTTCGGCCACTGCCGCTTTTGTCGCCGGTGATGTGGGGATGCCGGTCGAGTATCCAGCAGGGGGCACCGGGAACTGGGGCGTTATCAAAAGCGTAACCAATGGCACAACCGCAGTTCTTGACCGCACGCCCCAAGGCAGCGCATCAGCCATCGAACTCCAGATCGGCGTTCATCCGATCTTTTCCCGTTGGCACAAAACCGTCTGGACCGTCACGGCACCCGGTCAGACCAGGATGGACTTCAACTTCGACTACCTCCGCAAGACTAAGGCGATCCTGTACTACGACACCAATGTGACGCTACCCGACCCTGATGTTTCGATGGACCCCACTGTGGTTACCACTTACACACAATGGGCAACAGGCGACAAGGGCGATGCGAACGGTACGAGTAATCGAGTCTTGCAATTCAACAATAACGATGAGTATTCGCCCCTTTCTTGGTACGACCTTGTATACCTGCGCAACATGAACAACGACTGCGCTACGGCAGACGCAGGAGCAACCCACAGCAAATGCGCCCGAGCGTGGCAAATGCTCACTGGACTCAGTGGAGCGATTGACACCAATCTTACCGCTAACAATGTCACGGGTGGGGGCGGTGTGTGGGCCTCTACAGGTTCGGTACCTATCCATGCCCGTGAGAGCCGTGCCGCAGCGCCGTTCTACTGCGTAGGTTATGACGACAAGAACGCAACGCCCGCCACAGCATGCGGGTCGACCTATGCAACTTACCCTGAGAACGGTCGCGTATTGTCCCGCGATGCTCACCCATCCGCAACATTAAACACTGGTTGGGAATCCAACCGTGTTTATCCGGTAGCTCTGGTCGGCGTAGACAATAAGACGGCTACCTATGGCGCTTGGGACAATGCGTCTGACGGCTTCCCTTCTCACTGGCAGGAGTACGCTTACGTAGCCTACATGCTGACCGGCGAACAGTTTTACTTGGATGAATTGTATTTTGAGGCATCAGGTTTATTGGTTAACGACAAGGAAGCTGGGACCACTCCCAGCTATGCTTCCAACGGATTCTTCACATTCTTCAATTACACCTCCACGCACAACGCTTTCCGCGCTTACGCCGCTTCGATGAACACTCTCGGCCATGCGGCTTTCATGGCTCCGAACGGTACACCAGAGAAGTTATACTTTACCGCCAAGGTCAACAGCAACCTCGAACTTCTAGAAGGCTTTCTCGGCAAAACCGGCTCTCCTCTTACTCCTACTAGCCCCGGCCCGAACCCCGGATGTTCATCGTATACGGTTAGCCTAGCTACCCGCTGGGACTGGGCCAATTGCACGGTTCGCTCTAACTGCTCCCTGAACAATGGCACAAATTGCGCTAACACTGTGGCCGTATCTCCGTTGAACTACCCGGTGACGGGAGATTGTACATCTTCTTCAGTCATTATCGACACCACGAAATCAAAAGTCACAAACGGCGAATGGCAGGTGTGGCCTGGGGGCGTGGTGTTGCACCACCTGCTGGAAATGGGGTTTAGCAACGCCGCTACGGACGCGACAGCGCTCGACACCCGTCTCGTTGGGGAAGTCATGAATGCCAACTACAATCCCTATCTGATCGCGTCCCTGGTGTCCCCCTACCGCAACAGCACTAGTTGTGCCAGCGACCTTAGCACCGGACCATTCGCAACAGATTGGGGAACTGTATTGGGAGAATTCCTATCCACGCTTCAGGCTATAGCGAGTTTTGACGATGCTGGCTCAGGCCATAACGCCTCGTTGACTTCTTTGCAGTGGGGAAACTTCCGGTGTGCTGACCACGGCTACTCCAACTCTGCCCGCGCTCACGGGACCTTCGTTGGGGCAATCAGCTATGCCCAGGCCGGCTGTCCTGCGGGCACCTGCTCCGGAGCTAGCGCGCAGACTTGGCTGCTAAACAATGTCCCATACTACAACCACACAGTTGTCAACGGCCAGTCAAATAATTGCAGCACCAGCGCGAAACAGTCTAAGTTTGCACTAGCAGTGCGCCCCGCAGGAGCCACCTGCTCGATTAGTGGTCCCGCCAGCCCACTTCCAGACGGCACTGTCAACCTTGCGTACCCATTGTCGGGATCAGTCACCGTCACGACCTCTGGTTGCACGACTCCATCATTTGCTATCACCAGTGGCGCTCCGGCAGGGCTCACACTAAACGCTTCCAGCGGGGCCTTCGGCGGAACTCCCACGCAATCGGGAACTTTCAATGTCCTTGTAGCCGTCACGGACGGAGGCTCTGGCGGAAATCCCACTCAGACTTTCGCCGTGACAATTGCTCCAGGCATCACGATCACTCCGGGGCCAACTCTTACTGCGGCGATATACGGGCAGCCTTATACCTTAACATTTTCCGCGGCCAACGGAACCGCGCCGTATACGTGGCTGATTTCGTCAGGCAGTCCTCCGAATGGCCTGACGCTATCTTCTGGCGGAATTCTGAGCGGAACGCCGACTGCGGCAATCGGTTTGGGCGTATTTACGTTCGATGTTCAAGCTACCGATGCGAACGGCGCGGTGGGGTCAACTACCGTTACGCTTACAGTAACGAACTTTGGGAACGGTGCAGTATTGCGCGGGGTGATAAAGTTTTAGAAAGGGGAAAAGATAAATGAAACTCAGGATGACGATGACAGCCGCAGGCACCATGCTCCTACTCGCGGGAGTTGCGCTCGGTCAAACCGTAAGTGGTCAGACATCCACTGGCGCCCCTCCGCAGACAGCTTCGGCGATCCTGGGGATAAAGAAAGTTCCGAAGCTGACTCTGACGTTGTCGGCCCCACAGGTGCCGCTATGTTCGACACTGTCATCCACGTCCACGGCCAATGCCTGTATCGACCCTGCCGGTATTCTGGAGATCGTAGCGGGAACATCGGTAAGTTGCACCGCGACAGTCAATATCGCTCCAGCAGCGGTCGCCACCGTGGCGCTATCCTCTAGTGACACGACCCAGTTCACGGTGCCAGCCAGCACGACGATTGCGGCAGGATCAACCACTTCGTCCAGCTTTACGGTGTCCGCTACGACGCCCTAACCTCAGTGATCTTCGGAATGCTTCGGGCCTTGCCAGGTCGGCTGTAGTTATATTCTTCTGGATCGTGCTCCGTCTTGACATCATGGACCGGAGCGTTTTTTCCGTCGCCCTGAATCGTAGCTGGAAGATCTTGTATGCGGAACTTAAAAACAACATGGTTTCTAAATTTCGCTAATGGGCAAAGAACATGCCAAGATTTACTAAACTTGCTACGGTTCGATGAAAAATCGGGACATGGTATCAGTTTTATATGGAGTGGGTCTATGTTATTACTATTCGGTAGAACGAATGCCGGGTCGAACCGGCAGTAGAACCACTCATCCTCATCAAATTCAGGCACGAGTGGCTGTCCATTCCTGTGGATCTCAATTGGAAAATCAGCGGGATTGAGAGGCTCTGGCATTTGGCGCGTGTATTGCCGCGATTTGCTTCAGCGCTTCTCCAATCCTTCTTGGCCTAACTTTGATTGAATGTGGCGCACCGCCCAGGTCGAACCACAGCAGACGAAGATCGCCGGTGTTGAGGCATTCAAGCGCCGCATATTTCACATTCGACCTGTACACGATTCCCACGCCTCCCTCGGCGGAGGCCGTTACGTAGGACGGTTCGATTGGCCGCAAGGCATGTGCTGATTTCAGGACGCTAAACGCCAGCCTTTTAGCGACATCATTGGGAGGAGCCGATTCTATGGCTTTCCAATCTGCATCGCAAGCCGTCATCCCGCTGAGTTTAGAGTGCGCCCAAGATGCCGGAGATTCCATAACGTTCGCAAGGATCTCCACTACGCCGATCAAGGATTCGTAAGACGGGACGGTTTCCTCGGCGGTAATCATTCCCCGGTAGTGCCCAGCACTAAATGTTCCCATGCTCGCTATTCGACACTGCGGCGCGAGAGCTCTGCAAGCCATTGAAGAGTTGGTGTTTTCTGTCTTTATCATAGCCAATAATACAGCGAGCACTCGCTGTTTGTCAAGAGAAAAGTTGACGTGTCCAAGTATTAGACGTAGACTCTACATGG